TGTGTCAAATTTGTTAGCCACTCCCAACACTTTCTCCATTTCAAGACCGGTAATCTTAGAGATGTATTGTAAATCTTTGAATGCTTTAACACCTTGATCTCCAAATTTGGCTAGCGCGCCTCCCGCACTTGCAAACTCAGCCGTTAATTTTTGGGGGGACACTCCTAAGTCCATGGCATGTGCTGTAAGCTCTCTCATAGTATCGTCAGCCTGTCCAGCCGTTACTCCAAACATCTTCGTAGCATTTTGAATACCCTCTGCATACGCCTGATTAGATACACCCAGGCGTGCTAAGACTGCGCCGGTCTCCGTTAATTCTTCTCTCAGCGTACGGTCCATCATTGTAAAATCAGTATAGGTACCGTGCAGGGATTCCATCGAGGCGCCCACTTCTTTAACGGATACTCCATATTGACGCGTTGCCTCATATGTCGTCGTCAGACTATTCGCGAATTCGCGGCTGGCGCCGGTGCTTTTCATGAATTCGCTTTCAGCGTTGCCTAATTCGAAAGCCAAATCTTTAATTGCGTTAACGATGCCTTTCAAAAGCCCAAATGCAAGATCTTTAAAATTCGCTGCGAGTAATTCCATGTCGCCCAACAAGGGTCCCAGCTTCTTAAACCCGCCGATCACGCTATCCACATCCATAGCGCCAGAAAGACTCCAATCGCCTTTGAGCATATTGCTAAACGATTTGGCAAAATCTTTGCCAACATTCTTGGCAGCGGATAACTTCTTCTTGGTGTCATCTAGAGACTCATTGAATTTATCCAAGGCGTCGGTAGCATCTTCGGCCGCTTTTTTTGCGTCTTTGAGAGCATCTGTGTCTGCGCCCTCGGTTTTTTTCATCAACTCATAACGCTCTTTGGCGATCTGTTTTTCTAATTCTAATATTTCTAGTCTGTCTTTCTCAGAATCAGATATATCTTTCAGAACATCGCGGTGTTTTTCACTCGCAGCAATTTCTTCTCTTTGTTGGGCATTAAGCTCTTTTCTCGTTTGATTAATTAACTCAAGCTCATCCTTTTCGTCCTTAACAATCTGGCGCAATCTCTCACGCTGCCTCTGCATCTCGTTCAGTGTGGCTTGTTCTACTTCATTTAAATCTTTCTTTGCGCGAAGGTCACTAATGAGTTCCTTTTGAACTGCAAGATCTTCTTTTGCAAGATTAAGCGCCTTTTGTTGAAGCTCTAACTGTTCTTTAGTAACCCCTTGTCTTTCTAAAGGATTGAGAATATCGTCAGCCATAAGAATACCCTTTTAGATTATCTAAATTAAATAGTTGTCCATAAAAAAAGACAGGGATTATGACTTACCCTGTCCGTGGCTAATGAAGTGGTCGAGCCCTGCTGGACGCTTTGGTTGATTATGGGCAGATAAAGTTTGGTAACTACCACCCTTATTATTAGAAGCCTGTTCAATCGCCTCTTTTTCATCTTTTAATTGTTTAACTAATCTCTCCACAAACCATTTGCGGAGTCCTACGGGGAGATTATACGCTTCCGAGAAAGACCATCCACCTGAGTATTTCAAAAAGAAAAACTGCTCATAGATGTTCTGCATGTATTCATCGGTCAGGCCAAAAAAAGTCCGCTGTAAGCGGGACCTCCATGTCCTGGGTATACTCGCACTCACTACATTCAAAATATTGAGTTAGATCGATGTTAGGGGCAGCTAGACGATAGGATAGACGAATATGACGGGAATCCATTGATGGAATATTTTCAATTAAATAATTGATGGCGTCAGCGGAGGAGTCTCCATTCACCGCCACGATGGTATTAACCAATTGGCGCGTCACTGTTCTTTCATTTTTGCGCTTTCTATCGCTTTGGATTCCACTCATTAAAGTTTTTTCATCCTTGCCGCACAACAGTTTAAAAGTTACCGTTAAGCCTGTTTTGGGTAATACGATATTAAAGGTCCCATCTTTATTATCAATAACGTCTAATTTTTCTAAATCTTGACCGTCATATATATTTGCTTCATTTAAGTTAAAGTTATATTGTTGACTCTCCGCACAACTAGGACACGTTACTTTAGTTTCATACATGTTTCCATAGCCAGAAACTCTGGTGGCAATAATAATAGCATTTCTATCACCTACTAAAAGCGAATCAGGATCAATTCTTTTATTAACAATGAGATTCTCAATCACTCTATCGAGGGCCACGCCCTTTTTAAGAAGCGTTCTCGATGTAAGAATATCTTCTTCCTTTGCTGTCATCTGACGGATCTCAATACTCTCTTCGCCGTGCAAAGGATGCCCTTCGGGATAAAACTTACCACCTGAAGGAAGTTCCACAAATTCTGTGGGAACGACAAAGGAGAAACCACCCGTATCCGCTTGCATTGCTTGCGGGGGTGGATTCGTATCCGGTTGTTGAACGCCTCCTAGACGTTCTTTATTTCTAGACAATATACACCTCTCGTTTTATAGTCTATTATGCTTTAAAATAGTCATGCTTTGCTGTTTCGCCATTCTCCAAGGAGGACTTCTCCGTAACGTTAACTTGAGCCCAATCATATTTAAGCTCTAGAGTAACTTCCTGCAGGGCATCGTCACCGTAAGACATATCTCCGAATTTTACATCACTAATAAAACAATTGATAAGGGTCCACATTTCTAATTTCTCTCCTGCTCCATCAAGTTGGATAATTTGAACAGCCCCCATCGCATTTGCAGCCTTAGCCTTAGAGATGGTACCGGTACCGGGAGATTCCGCAGTAGGTTGCGCCGGTGGAGCGTATCCTGAGCGCTGAATAATATCTGCGAGGGTGGCTGTCATATCCGGATTAACCGGGTCTACCAAAGTCATTGATACGGGAGCCCAGGTAACATTACCCGGATAATAAAAAGTGTGATTAAGATATTTATGCTCAGCAGCATTAATCGTAAATCCAGGCTTGCTTACCGTACTAGCGTACCACATGGTACCCAAGCCTATCTCCGCTGCTATAGCTTGAAAATTTACCAGAAATCGAAATTTTCTCTTAGGATCTTTAAGGGTGGTATCCCCTTCACCGAAATTTGTTGACCAGAAAGGCATATTTAAGGATCTCCTTTAATCTAATTTAAATAGTCTGGTGGAGAGAAAATCTCTCCTATTCTTTTAATCATCGAAGGATGCGCCTGTAGACATGATGACAAAATCAATGGCGATAAACTCGATTGCTCTTGCCGGTTTAATCATAATCTTCGCATATAAAACATTCTGATCAATAAGGTCTGGTGTGGTCGTCGTTTCATCGAGAATGAGACGATAATCCGTGATACCAAATCGAATCTTAACGTTTGCCAAGAACGGCTCAATCAGTCCAATAAACCTATTCCAGGTGGACTGAACATTTTGATCGAACAGGATTGTTGAAGCCAAGATAGAAATCTGCTTCTTCATGAAGATTACCAACCTTCGCACATTGATTCGGTCTAAAGCCGATTGACGTGATTGGAGCGTCTTCTGCCCAAAGACTACGATTCCCGTAGAGGGGAAGGATGCAATGGGGTTAATATTGGCATCATACAGCGTATCGCGGTTTTTAGATGTTAGTCTCTCAGAGATCCCAACAACCGGAATTCCGGCTGCACCTTCACTTAGTCCGCCTCGGTTGAAGCCAGCAGGTGCAAACCAAAGTTCTGACTTTCTTTCCGAACTTGCAAGAACGCCCATCATAGCTACAGTGGGAGGAATCCATACCAATTTACTGGTTGCTTCGTCTCGGCACTGGACCCATGGATAGAAAGTACAGCCATAGCTGGAGTCAATCTGTCGATTCTTAAGCGCAGTTGCCGCAGAATTAGGAGTTGTTCCAATGCGATTAGACTTGTCTGAGTAATACTGCTCAGAAGACGGAATATATACATTGGGCAAATCAATAAGTGCCATCGCATCTGCTCGTTCTTCACAGACATTGACCGCATGGGTGGTCAAGCTTTCGACAGTAAGACCCGGCGCAGTTAACAAATTCATGTTAATGAACTCGGGATCTGCGACTGTATCCATCGCACGTTTCCACGTGTTATATACATAGTCGTTGGTTTCCGTAGAGGTGCCCTCGGTCATGGCCCCATTATACATGGGATCCGGTACCCTGATATCAAACCCGTCGAAACCTCCCCACAAGGGTGCGGTGAATCTATCAACGCCAGAGGCTAAAAGGTTCTTATAAGAACCAGAAGTGTAAGATGTGCCGGCAGCGTATCCGCCAGCACCGCCATTGGTCTGACCTTGGCGAGAGCCCGATTGATAATAGAATTGCGTAGTACCAGGGTTCAGAACAATATCGTCCAGTGTAAAAATATATGAATACGGATTTACACCGGCAATCCCCCCAGACGTAGGATCATCCGGGAATCCAGAGTATAAGAGTCGATGCGAATCTGCCGCGCTGCGGTCGGACCGTGTACTGGTCTGATCACGCGTCGTCGTATATCCAAAATACGCATTCTTAGTATCACTTAAACCACCATCAGACGAGGATACTCTCAACTGATCAGTTGGAAATGACACAGAAGCCATAATAAGATGACCGCCGGCAATTGCGATGCTAGCGTTTCCTGAGAGCATAGTAGGTCCATTTATATGTGACGGGTCTCCAGAACCACGCTGACCACCCAATCCTCCCGGAATACCTGTTGAACCCGTAACATATGCTACGCCAACATAACTGGAGCCGCTCCAGGCAGGAATAGAAGTAATTCCGGGTGCGCTCAAACCACCGATGCCTTGACCCCGTGTGGTCTTTATGTTGGTCATTCCATATACATCTGCAAACTTAGGAGGGCCGTAATAACCGAAAGGTAGAAGAACCGCATCTGTTGCGCCGGCTTCCACATCCGCATTCATTTCAACGCGAACAAACTTCGATTGATTAGAATAATCTCCGTATAGCTTAAGTCGGCGTTCTGTAGTGTCCCATGTATAATACTGATCGCCTAAGCGCCGGGCGACAAAGTTAGGCGAACCTGGATCTAATGTTAGGTTATCAAACCTTTCCATCACCACAACGTTGCTGTCAGTATCTTGTAGTTTACGTAAAATAATGGAGAACGTTCCGTAATCCGAATTAGCATTAGAGCTAGCTCGAATATTGGCGATAGATACTTTTACATTCTTATATAACCACTCTCCATGGTTTCGACCGATAAGGCGAAACAACTTTTGAGTGCTGAAGGGTTGAAATTGTGACGGTATTCCAAGATCCTGTCCAACAAACCAACCGGCGCGCGCATCGGTCATAGCTTGTCCCTTCATATTTGCAGGGCTATTCGATCCGCTCGCAATAGCTAAGACCGCTCCTTGGAGCGTAGTAGATGTAGCTAAGCCCTCCCACTTCAACTGTTGTTCAAACGATTCTCCAAGCCAATAATCTTTAGCGGAAGCGGCTGGATAAAATGCACCCTGATTTGAAGTCAATTGGGGGTTCGTATTAAACTTCTTTCGCATAAAATTATCGTTCGTGTCATCCAGACTAAACTTAATCTTTTCAACACCATTAGAGCCCGTAACAAGCATAGTGAACAAGCCGCTAGACGCCCCAATTATAGCGCCAGCAGCAGCAGTAATAGATGAGCTTGCAATGATGCCCGGGTCGTTGTGGGTACCGTATTGTAGTAGCGTTCCACTGAGATACATGGCACTTCCTGAGTTGAGATACCAAATACCTGCCAAACTACCAGTCGTAGTTTGACGGGTAGAGCCGCTGGAAAATACCCATAAACCATAAGCACCACCATTCGAATCGTTACGTTGATCGATACTGTTGACGGTCTTCCAGCCAGCTTGTCCGGCAGTAGATCCATCGTTATCCACATTCTGTGTACCCAATAGCCTCACATACGTAACAGGAGCCACATTAGACCGCAAAAATGCCTTGGCCGCGTAAGTTCCATACATAGGGGACTGATAGTTTCCATCACGATATACATCGCCTCCGCTAGCACCTCCCGGTACAGTGTCTCCAAACATCGTAACAAAATCCGAATAAGACTCTACAGTGGTCGGAAGCATCCCGGGTCCACGTGAAGAGCGTCCGATGATGACGGGTCCGATAGTTACAGCCTGTTTCGGCCGGAAGGAGTTATCAATTTCGTTGATAAACACTCCAGGAGATACAAATTTAAAATTCTTTACTGACATTATGTGGTTTCCTTATAATAAAGTACGACAATTGATAGTGCAATCATTAATTAAATAGTATTTTTGTTTTCAAAACGCTTCGTTTATGGAAGAAAAAGATTTTCATTCCCTTCAGGAACTGTTTCTTCATTGGGGAACAAATATTCTACCACATTTTCCTCGATTCGGACGATAGGACGATCATCATTTTCTCCCTCGCCGATTAAATATCCCAGTACACGAATATTAATCTCGGAACTAAATAATCTCAAATCTTCATTTAGATTGGCTACATTATTATTTTGAGCAAAACCCTGATCGATGAATGCTTCATATAAGTGTCCATTTCGCCGCATGAGGAAGGCATTTATTTGTCCGGTGCGAGCCATAAAAGGAGCAATCAAGTCATTCATTTGTTGTTGATATTCGGTTTTAATAATAATTTTGTACTCTACGTTAATATAAACAGGTATAGGAATAGAAAGAGATTGTATTACCACTTTCTTATTTACTCGTGGCATATTTTTTTGAGCTTTTCCTGAAGTGTAATTGGCAAGTCGCGTATTCCCTACCACTGCATAGTTACGGGTTTTGTCTTGTACAATTTTACGAGCAATAACCATGCGACCGGTGCGGCCGTTTTTCTTATTAGAATATATTTGCGCTTGAAAGCCTCCCTTTCGATTGGGATCTTTGGTTATGCCTGTTCTTTCCACTGATACAATAGGCAATTTTATTGCGCCGGCTCCATCTCTTAAATCTTTGTCGTGTTTAACCTGATAGGCACGCTCAGGCGTTTGCCATAAAACGGGCACATTCACAAAGCCCTCATTTCCTCTAGCACTTAGATCTAAATCTTCTTTAATCCACGATACCATTGCAAAATCAATGTTTTCAATGGTAGACGCCAACATTCCTATTTCTTTTAAATTATAATTTCCAGGTGGTAGTTGTGCAAAATCAAAATTCTTAGGTAGCATCGAATAGTCCCTTCCTTGCTCTAACGCATCTAGCGGCGATTTCAAATTCTCTGTTAGCTTGTCCAAACAATAGTTTAGGCTCTGTAAGCTTTACGATTTCATAATAATAGTCGCCATATAAAACAAAATCGCCTTCACGCACATACAAATCTTGATCTTCTTCAAGCCGACGTTTATGGAAATGAACATTGATCTCCCAAGATTTATCGATCCCTACATTTTCCATATATTGTGTAGAATAGTCAGTAAATTCTACCAGAGCATAAATGCGAATAGGGGATAAAAAGCTTTTTTGAATAGCTTCTCCGTATAATTCATGGAAATCCGTCGCCTCTAGGTCGATAGGGTAATAAAGGATTTGTTGGCCAATGACCTTTTCAATAAGCTCATCATTAACTTGTTTAACCAAGTCCCTCTCTTTCTTTCCGAGAAAGAGTGGAGGAGGTGGTGCTTTATTTCGTTTCCATTCATTGTCGCCCATTCATTTGTTATCCTAGAAAAATTGGAAGTGGTGAAGACTTCAAAACATTTGCAGACGCATCGGTGATTTCTTGATCCGTCTTGGTGAGGGCGGCGTATTCCATTTCTTTCAGCATTTCAGTCAACTTATCTTTCAAATTGGCTTGCTCTTCTTTGGCTTGAGATAGTAACTCTGAATGGTTTAAGGTAACACTTTCGCCTGGAATGGGGAGAGTGGTGAATTTACCTCTAATTTGGCCCAACATCTCCTTACACACTGCTAATGCATATTTCCGGATCCATTGCTTCCCGATAGCATTAATATTCATATAAGGAAGATTGTCAAAAGGAAGTGTGTTCATGTTATTAATACCATTCACCCCGGTACGATATCCTGAGTCTTCATCCCACGAATTATCGTCTACATAAAAACGCACCCATATTCTATTGAGATCCCCAAAGTCCCAATAACTTGGGTTGGGATACAAACGTAACTTATTATTAATAATCTCATATGAGTAATGAGAGGTTCGGGTATAGATGGAATCTTCATACATAACTGCTTGTAATTTGTTCTGCCATGTAGGAATGATTTCAAATGTAGAGTCGTCTGCGAACTGTCCGTAAGTAGAGTAGTTACCTACTACTCCAACGCCCCCATAGTAGCCGTAGAATCGCCACATAGCCCGGGGAGATTGATAAAAGACCTTGGTTACTATGACTCTTTTATCTCCTACTTTTCCAGCAAACGGAACAACAGTTCCACCATCATCAACACCTGTTGAAGAAGCATCAGCAATGATACTCTGAAGATCGTAATCTTGTTTATTCTCGCCCGGCTTAAAAGATGCCGAATATTCTGGAATGGTACCTCCAAAGCCGCCTGCTGCGGCTGCTCCGTCAGCCACACGTCGAGAATATCCAATTTG